TTTCCAAAAGCCATTTGTGCTGAGTTATTACCCATATTCATTGCATTATTGCTCATTGCACCCGCAGCATTAGCGCCAGTGTTGAATATGTTCCCGGCAATGCCTGTGCCCGCTAAATATTTCTGCATCAAATCGTTCAGGTAATTTTGGCGATCTTCCAAACCAATTTTGGTTGTGCCACCTTGAATAGCATTCAAAGCAGTATTTGAGCCATTCAGCCCCAAACTACTTGCTGCATCAAGGCCATTTTCTTGTGCCATTCGAGCTGTATTTTTAGCCGCTTCAGATTCGGTATAACCCTTCGTCCACTGATCTTGCAATCCTTGAGGGTCTAACAAACGTTTCATGGCATCGGATAAATTAGTATGCGCGTCCATACCAAATTGGTTATAAGGCTGCAAATTCCCTTGAGCATCCTTGTAATATTTATCAAGCTGCTCTTGGCCTTTTTCGTAGCCCTTTTCAGGATGCAGAAAGCTATCTGCTTTTCCTGCTATATCGAATGGGTCTAACCAGCTCATATCATCTCCTTATGGATACGGGGTTGTCGTGAACTTCACCAATGAGCCGCCCTGTCTACCTACATATTCGGCATTGGTGGTGTCATACAGGATGACTCCATCATCCAATTGACCAGCGGTATTCATGTCTGTAATTTCGGTTTGTGTATATCCAACCAGTGTAAAAATATTAAATGCGTCTTCGATATTACCTAAATTTTCATTTAATGAATCCACCAGTATCCATAACCATTGCAAAAAGAAATGAGGATCAAAAGTATTGCTAGCGATAGGCGAGGCATCAATTCTATCAAGAAAGATGGGTTCCATTAATTCGCCCCTCCGCTTACACGTCTAGTGTTACGCACTGCACCTAGAATCACAATAGGCGCAGACGATACGCAAACTAATCGGTAGCATCGGTTTCTTGAGCATCCCAGCTCATACCAACGCATTCGCCATCGATAAGCACCCAACGGGCTGAACTCTCTAAGGTCAGCGGGTAAATAAGTCTCGCCCCCGTCGTCAGAAAAATACAGTTCAAGGTAAGGCTTAAAAAGAGCATTATAGTGGTTATCGTCAAAACTCGGTGTGTTCGAACCTTCAGCAATAATAAACTTATCATCTTCCGTAAGCATGTAAATGGGGTTAGTCGGCGTGCTATCCTCACCAACAATGAATACAGTATTGATAAAAGGAGCATTGCTCTTATAAAAAGTTTTGTTACCGAAAACAAAATCGATTTCCACATATTCATCGGCAAACTCCGCATAATCTTCTAAAATGAGTTGTTTAGTGACCAATTCATAACGCATTGGGTATTTTAAAAAGGCATCCGTTGCCTGCATATTTGGCTGGTCAGGGTTTCTCAACTCATTATAATAAATATTGCCTGCCATTTGATAAATAGCTGGGTCATTCTGCACAATAACCAAATGTTGATTGTTGAAATAAACGTGCTTTTGAATGCGATTACGCTCACCGTTTAATTCAATGCAGCGACCCCATTTCTTCGTTTGGAAATTATATTCAATGGAATTGGCATTATCGATGATATCCAAATCGCCAAAGTCCATGAATGTTCCCGCAGCCGCACGGTAAAAAATCGTGTTCTCATACTGATACAAAAACCCATCCACCTCGGTCACCAAAAAGGGACTGAGCATGTCAGGATGCGTTGAGTTTTCAAGTAAAACGTTAATAGCTTCCGTCGATATGTCAATTGGGGTTTGCCCTGTACTTACCATGAAAGACACTAACCCTTCTTGGTTTTTAGCAAGCCAAACCATCATACCAAAGCCAACTGACAAGCTATTTGGGTCGGAAATACCAAAGTCAAAGTTATATGAGCTGTTAAGCTTCCAAGGAAAAGTTGAGGTCACACCTGCAACCGTAATTTGAGTTTGAATATTTGCCCAAACGTCTGTTGTAAAGTCACACATGATATAAAGTTGCTGATGTAACACAGCAAATTGCCCAATGACACCTGATGCTCGACCATTTAATGCAGCACCATTAATGGTGAAGTAAGTACCTGCATTACCAGACAAGTTAATCGTGCTGAGATAGAAATCAGGTGTACCCGCTACGCTTACAACAAAGCGGTTACCGAACGCCGCAACGTAGAGAGGTTTGCCACCAGTGGTTGAGCCACCGGGAGCATTCGGGTCGGTAACCACCTCGGCGGTGACTGACGAACCATTCTCTTTAATGACGAAAATGTTATTGCCATCAGTCATCATATTAATAATTGTTGTGCCTACAGCCAATGTTGCAAACCAAATTGGCGTGCCTAAAGAGACACTGATAGGTAAGACTTTTTGGTTGTAGAAACGGTCGTATTGATAAACGGTCGTACCCACAACCACATATAGAAAATTGATTGACTTGAACTCAACACGAGGTTGAGCATTAAAAATAAGCCTATTTTGATTGAGGAAGTTAACATGCTTTCTTCCCATCGTAGGATAAAGTGCTTGAGCTTTTTTGCCTGATTCAACCTGAATCCCATACCAATTGGCGCAATCCATCGCGCCAAACTGAGTAAAACGCTGTTTGTCGTAGTAACAAAATATCGGCAATGGTTCGATGTGCGCAACATCCTGTTTCGCCAAGGCAGCCATTAAATACCTGCCCTGACACGCCACGCGCCATTCAAGAGTGACTGTTCATCACCAGCAATCGAGAGATTGACTTCAGATGCTGCCTCCATTTGGTCTTTCAATTCACGATATTCTGCTTCTAAGTCCTGCGTCCATGCGCCACTACGACCTTTGAACTTAGAAACGTACTTTGCCACTGCATAAAGCAAAAATAGCTCTTGATACTCTGGTATTCCTTCCAGCGTATCATTCGATGTCAATGGCAATTTTTGGAACTTTCCCCGACAGAAAAACTGAAAGAATTGGCTAGGCGCAGGATACAATTGCGCTCTCACCAAATTCGTATCGGGAAAAGTAATAATAAAGCGCGGCAAACCCTGTAAAGGTTCATATTTCCATGCCGCCAAGAATTCATCCCTGCTTTTATCAATCAAGGGGTATGTGACACCACTTAATTGAAGCCACGCACTATCCAAGTTGGCAAGTCGTCCTTCCTTGATATAAGCAATGCCGGGCGTGGGTATTTCACGTGAAAAAGTCAATAAGGAGGCACCACTAATCGTAGCATTTAAGGTCATCGTGACCACATTGCCAACGATAGTTAATATCTTTGTGCCAACCGGAATGCCACCGCCTGAAACGCCATCACCTACGTTATAAAGCGCACCATTCACCACGTTAAACGTGGGTGAAATGGCAGTTAAGGTGACGGTTTCTGTTTGAGTGGTCACACGCCCAACATAGTCGGGGGATGTGAACCAAATCTCACTAACCGGTGCATTGATATCGACTTCAACTGTTTTTGCAATGGTTAAGAGCAGACCTGATGAGGCATAGTTCGCCAGAATTTGATTTAATACTCGAATTGCTAAATTCTCATCGTCACCATGCAAAGGCACAGTAGGCGTTGAGGCTGTAATCAGCCGGTACATTTGGAACACAAATTCGCGTACTGTACTCGCCATGAGTCACTCTCTTATTTGTTTTCGTCGGTAACTTCAAACACCATCCCATCATTTTCTACAGGGTCGGAAGGTTCTTCGACTTCCTCAACCTTTGCAGGCTTTGATTTTGGTTTAGGTTTGGGCTTAGATTTTGGCTTCTCATCAAGCTTGTTTGCTTCAGCTTCAAGCGCTATTTCTTTCATCGCTTGCGCATCTTCAAGGCTTGCAAACCAAATACCGGACTGCATAGCTGCTTCGAATGCTTCCCATGATTCAACAAGTTTCTTTTCACCATTGGAACCATGAACAAATGCACGAAAATGTTTTTTCTCAACGATTCGACCTAGGTAAATTGCGGGTGTTCCCTTCATCCTTCCTCTCCTAAAAATGATGCCCCCGCAGCACGGGGGCAACGAACTTTTACTTACGAGCAGATACGAACCGCGAACTCTGGGTTAATTGCAACACCGCAGATTACGTCGATACGATCTAACTGTTCGTAGTTGCGGATATCCGCACCGAGAGAGTAAGTCATTGCCAACTTGTACAAGTCGGAATA